GAGGATCGGCTATCAGAAAGATATTCTCCGTTTGGTTATCGATTATGCTACATAGGGCGCGGTCAAGAATATCAACTCATGCAATTAATTATGTGGCGTAGCTAGGAAATATAAATGATTAATCTTGAAAATCAAGGTGATCGCTGGCAACTTGCTGCACAAATCAAGCAAGATATTAATGAATATTGTGCTATTAAATATAATACAGGACATAGAGAACATTTAGGTGCATCTGTAATGGGTGAAAAATGTTCTCGAAAGCTATGGTATATATTTAGATGGGTTAAAGAAGAAAAATTCGATGGTCGAATGCAACGCTTATTTCAAATTGGAAATAATGCCGAACCAAGATTTATTGAATATTTACAAGCTATAGGATTTCAAATTAGACAAAATGCTTTAAACGAGTATGCACAATTTCGCATATCAGCTTGTAATGGGCATTATGGAGGTTCGCTTGATGGAATTTGTCAAGCACCAAAACGATATAATATTACTGAAGATTTAGTATGGTTAAATGAATTTAAAACAAATGGAACTGGCAGCGCATATAATGATGTAGCAGAAAAAGGTGTTATTAAAGCTAAGCCCAAGCACTACGCCCAAATGTGCCAATATGGATTACACTACCAATTAAAGTATGGACTTTATCTAATTGAAAATAAGAATGATAGTGATATCACAATCGAAATAGTTCCACTTGACTGGAACCTAGGAAAAGAATTAGAAAAGAAAGCGCAAGATATTATATCATCACAAATACCACCACCACGCATTGCGGAAAATCCAAGCTTCTACGAATGTAAATATTGTCATTTTAGCGATATCTGTCATAATAATAAACCTGTCGAGAAAAATTGTCGTAGTTGTAGAAATGCCCAACCTGATCCGAATGCAGAATGGTATTGTAAATTATATGAACAAATTATCCCAATGGATTTCGTAAAGACTGGTTGCCCACAACATATCTCGATAAATGGACAATGATTAAGCTTCGCGCATATCAAGAAGACGCTCTTGACTGTATCTGGCATTATTTTGCAAACGGAAATAAAGGTAACCCGTTAATTAGCTGGCCAACCGGAACAGGTAAGTCCTGTATTCCAGCAGTTTTCATAGAAAGGATAATGAAGGTATGGCCGACACAACGCTTCATGATGATTACACATGTGAAAGAACTAATCGAACAAAATGCAGATGTATTGAATTATATTTGGCCCCAGGTTCCCCTAGGGATTTACAGTGCTGGATTAAAATCAAAAGATATTGCATTGCCGATTATATACGCTGGCATCCAAAGCGCAATCAAGAATCCTCTACAGTTTGGTCACAGAGATATAATCTTTATTGATGAAGGACATTTAGTAAATCAAGATGAAAGTAGCATGTATCTAACTTTCATCAATGGATTGAAAATCATCAATCCAAATCTTAAAGTCATCGGAATGACCGCAACACCTTTCAGAATGGGTCAAGGTTTACTTACCGATGGTGGCCTATTTACCGATATTATTCACGATCTAACCGGAATAGACGGATTTAATCGTTTAATTGCTGAAGGATATCTTTGCCCATTAATTCCATTGCGAACCAAGACAGAAATTGATACAAGTAGTGTGGGCATGACAAAAGGTGAATTTATTTTAAGTCAATTAGAAGATGCTGCAGATAAAGAAAAAATTACTTATGAAGGCTTACGAGAAATGGTTGCTGCGGGGCAGAATCGAAAATCATGGCTTATATTTTCAAGTGGTATCAAGCACGCCGAGCATATAGCATCGATGTTAAGTAGTTTTGGCATTGACTGTGCCGCGGTTCATTCGAAACAAAAGTCAGAATATAATGATGCTGCTATCAAAGCTTTTAAAGCAGGGGAGTTAAGATCAATTGTCAACTTTAGCAAACTTACAACCGGCTTTAATCATCCTGATATTGATATCATTGGTGACTTTCGCCCTACTATGTCTATTCCTTTACATATTCAAAAACTCGGAAGAGGGACGAGACCTGCTAATGGAAAGCAAAATTGCATTGTGCTTGACTATGGTCGCAACGTTCCTCGCCTTGGTCCTATTAATGATCCAATAATACCAAGACGCAAAGGAGAAAAACAAGGTGACATACCAGTTAAGCTATGCGATAACTGTGGCGCTTACAATCATATTAGCGCTCGCATATGCTGTCAATGCGGAGAAGAATTTATCTTTCAAACTAAACTTATTCCAAAAGCTGGAACTGATGCTATCTTACGTTCTGACTTACCTATTATTGAGCAGTTCAATGTGGATAGGGTTATATATAGTCAGCATGATAAAATAGGTTCGCCACAATCAATGAAAGTAACATATTTTTGTGGTTTACAATCCTTTCGAGAATGGATATGTTTGGAGCATCCTGGGGTAACTGGTAAAATGGCAAGAGATTGGTGGAGACAGCGACATAAAAGTGAACCACCTAAAACAACACAACAAGCTTTACAATATATGTCGCAGCTTCGAATACCAAAGCGAATTAAAGTATGGTGTAATAAACGCTTTCCCGAAATCGTAGGACACGAATGGTGAATAAAAATGGGTGATCATAGAGCTAATATAAAATTAGAAATGGATTTTCACGATAAAAAATATAAAACCGAAATGTACATTAATTATTGTGACGATTTTAATGGAGTTGATCAACGAGTAATAACATTTTTCGAAGAAAGTTATGCAGACGGGATGCGACGTTATAATGCTGCTATAGATAAATATTCTCAAGAAAAACGATTAAAAAATCAAGAAACAGAAGAAAAAGAATTATTAGCTAAATTAAAAAGCAAATATGAAAAATGAAACCTACATTACATCCTACTGCGAGATATGATATTCAAATAGCTGTAGCACACACTATTGAATATATAGAACCTATTTATCAAAGTTGCTTAAACTGTCTTAATTTTAATGAGAATGAAGAAATATGCAACTTATGTAATCAACGACCACCTGCTAAAGTTATCGCGTATGGATGCCCACAATGGGCTGATATAAAGGAAATACCTTTCTAAAATGTCGCGTCTTAAATATCGTGCAAAAGTTGAAAATAATCATTCGAAATTACTTGAAGCTTTAAAGTTTGCTAATTTAATATGCAAGTTAGAAGGTTCACCTAATGAAACTCATGTTCTTTTACACAATCACAGCATTATTGTATTCAATGGTATTTTGGCAATCGGTTGCAATATTAGTGAAGATATCAACTGCGCCCCTAATGCCGAATTAATAGTACAAGCACTATCTAAGTGTGGGGATAATTTATCAATCACACAACTCGATAATAATAGATTATCAATTAAATCAGGTAAGTTTAAATGTATTGTTCCTTGCATCGAGCCTTCACTACTTGGAGTTGCAAAACCTGATGGATCACAAGCCATAATAGATGATCGTTTTAAAGAGGCTGTAGAGGCTGTTGCGCCCTTGGCTAGTGAGACAGCCCAAAGCGTTATAACCGCATCCATATTGATCGCTGGCGCTTCTGTATTGGCTACAAATCGGCATGTCATGATGGAGTTTTGGCACGGGATCGATTTACCTTATGGTATCGCAATACCTAAAATATTTGCGACAACATTAAGTAAGATACAAAAGAAACTTACTAAATTCGGCTTTAGTCAATCAAGCACAACATTCTATTTTGAAGATGAAAGTTGGCTGCGTACTCAATTTTATGCAGAACCATGGCCAGATATTCGAAATATATTAGATATTAAATGTAATCTTTGGCCAGTACCAAATGATTTTTGGAAAGCTATTGATGCTATCGAACCTTTTGCTGATGAATGCGTTTATTTTGATCAAGGATTAATTAAAACACATGCTGATAGCAACGAAGGTGCAACATATGAATGTTATGGTATTCCTGCAGGACCGATTTATTCAATTAAACAGTTGAAACTTATTCGGCCATATGTTAAACAAATAGACTTTATAGCACCAGGAATACACAATAATAGTTATATGCTAATATGGTATGGTGATAATTGTAGAGGGGTCATCGCAGGAAGGATATGAAATGAGTGACACCTCAGAACTGATCGCGCATGCAAATCATGAGGTTGATTTGCACGAGGCGAACCGATCATACATGCCGGGCGATATGTGGGAATTGATCGCTGACATGGTGATTGCCCTCGCTGCGCAGGCGCAGGAGATCGAGCAAGCGAAACGAGATGCCGCAACTGAGCGGACATTGCGCCTATCCCTTGAAGAAGAGAGGAATGCCGCCGAAGTCCGCATGCGGGAACTGAAGGATGAAATAGATCGACTGCAAACTGTAGCCGCTCGCATTCGTGCTCTCGTCAAGTCATGAAAACTAACTTTGACGATATTGGCAGACTTACGCTTAACGATAGCTGCGTTAAGTTAAAGCCATATATTGTAAGAGACTTTATTCAATACGAATTGATGACAGATAATGAAATATTAATGTATAAAGGCTTTAATAATATATTAATGGTTGATACTGAAAGTTATGAAAATTATTTTCTTATTGCATTTAAACATTTAGAAACTGGAAAGATAATATTATTTGAAAATTCTACTCGACATGATAGTCAAAAACTTTCTTGGATAATGCATA